TACATCGGCAGTCGGTGGCGTGTACGATCTCATTCAGGACTCGGATGGTCGTTGGAGCGCGGAAAAGTTCCGTGGTCTAATGTTCCAGATTGAGCGTGAGTGCAACCAGATCGCCAAGGATACCCGCCGTGGCAAGGGCAACTTCATCATCTGCTCGGCAGATGTTGCTTCAGCCCTCGCAATGGGTGGCTTCCTGAACATCAGCCCCGCTCTGAATGTCAGCCTTGATGTTGATGACACTGGCAACACCTTTGCTGGTACCCTCAACGGCAAGATCAAGGTCTACATTGATCCGTACATTGATACCACCGTCAACAACCCCAACTTCGTCTGCGTTGGATATAAGGGAACCAGCCCGTATGACGCGGGTCTGTTCTACTGCCCCTATGTCCCACTACAGATGATGCGCGCTGTTGATACCCTCACCTTCCAGCCCAAGATGGCGTTCAAGACCCGCTACGGCATGGTTGCGAACCCCTTCGCGGAGGGATCGGCTGCTGGTCTCGGTGCGCTCACTGCTCGTAGCAACCGCTACTACCGTATGTTCCGCGTGGACAACCTCCACGGCGTGGCTTCGTAATAGAAGCAACGGTAACGAACCGAACGGGGGAGGGCGAAAGCCCTCCCCTTTTCTTTTCTACATACTAGTATGGCAAACAAATACGATTTCGTTGGTATCCCTGAACAAGTATTAAATCGGTATCCAGAGCGCATAAATGCACTCTTGCCGACCTACTATCGGTTTGCTATTGCCCGACTGCCGAACACTTCATATTTCTGTCAGTCTGCTTCTCTGCCAACAGTAACCATGAGTGAGGTCATCATGCCGACTCCGTTTGTGGCAGTGAAGGCTCCATCAAAAATGGACTTTGATGAATTAAGCATCACATTCATTGTGGATGAAGAGATGAAAAACTGGCTTGAGATATTCAATTGGATGCGCTCCTCCACCAATGTGGAAGACTACACTGAATTCAGTTATCCAAACACGCATCTGTCCACGGCGAATCTTATAATTCTGAACAGCAAAAAGAATCCAAAAATCAATGTGACCTTTGAGGGACTTTTCCCCCGCACACTTGGTTCAATTGACTTTTCGTCAGCGGGACTTGATCCCGAGCCATTCCAATGCACAGCCACATTCTCGTACCGCAACTACAATATTGAAATACTATGATTCGTGGTTGACCCGTTGACGGCATAGTGTAGAATCTCCACATACGGAGAACTCCTATGACCCTAGATGACATTCGCAAAGAGATTGAGCGGGATGTGCGGTTGGATGACGCGGCTCTTGATCTTGAAGCCCTGAAGATCCCACAACTCCACAGCAAGTATCTAAACTTCCTGACAGACGAGAAACTTGCGCTTGCGAAGTGCGAGTTTGATCTGAAAGCCCTGCTCCGCGCCAAGTGGGAATACTACACGGGCAAGATGTCACAGGAAGAGTTGACCGTGCGCGGGTGGGAGCAGTTTCCTCTGAAGATTCTGCGAAACGATCTTGACCTGTACCTTGATGGTGATGCAGACCTCTCTAAACTGCAACAGAGGGTGGTGTATCAGAAGGAAAAGATTGCACTGCTTGAAGAGATCGTGAAGGAACTCAACAATCGCCATTGGAAAATTCGTTGCGCGATTGACTGGAGGAAATTCGTGAATGGACAGTGATCCCCCTATTCAATATCCTGCCGACAGCGACAACTGGTGGGTTGATCGTATGTACTTGCAGGATGCATTTGCGGCTGCACGACACAGCAAAGATCCAAGCACACAGGTTGGCTCTGTTCTTACTATTCCGAATATGGGAGTGGTGCTGTCGTCTTGGAATCATGTTCCACCTGTGCTTGCGTCCGCAGGGTATCCCCGCAAGGTAAGTGACAAAGGATTCTGCACAGAACACGCCGAACGCGCTATTCTGTTCAAAGCAATTCATAATGGTTTGCCCACAAACGGTCTGACCATGTACTGCACTTGGGCATCGTGTGCGGAATGTGCGCGTACACTTATACAGTTTGGCATCAAGCGTGTGGTGACTCTAAACGCACTGCTTGAGCGCACACCGTATCGGTGGCGAGACTCTATATCCGCAGGAAGCGATATGCTGCGTGATGCGGGTGTCATCCTGGTAGGATGGCGTGGTGACCTTGGAACTACATATAGTATACGGTTCAACGGACAAACCATAGGGAACGAGGATCTACACTAAATGATAGACCTTGATGTGAGTGAAGTAGATTCGGTGAATGTTCGTGTGGAATGCAACCGAGGCATAGCCCACGAACTGTCCGACTATTTCACCTTCAAGGTGCCTGGTTACAAGTTCATGCCTGCGTATCGCGCCCGTTTGTGGAACGGTGAGATAAAACTGTTCAACATTCACACAGGACTTGTGTACGCTGGTCTGACCGAATACATCAAGAAGTTTGCGGAAGAGCGCGGATACACCGTCACCCTGCCATCCAAGAACGAGTCTGCGATCACGGCTGATGCTGTAAGAAAATTCATGCAGGATTTCTTACAGGTTCATGTGGGCGGCAAGAAGGTGGACGCACACGATCACCAAGTAAACGCGGTTCACCACGCCATCGGGCAGGAGCGTTGCTTGCTCTTGTCTCCCACAGGCAGCGGCAAGAGCCTCATCATCTACACCCTGATCCGTTACTACTTGGATAAAATTCCAAAGAACAAAAAGATATTGGTTGTGGTTCCCACGGTGTCATTGGTGGAACAGATGATTTCTGATTTTACAGACTACTCATCCGCCAACGGGTGGAGCGCAAAGAACAACTGCCACAAGATTATGTCTGGAGCAGAAAAAGAAACCGACAAGAGAGTGGTTGTTAGCACATGGCAGAGTGTGTACAAACAAAACGAAAAATGGTTTCAGCAATTCGGTGCCGTGATTGGTGACGAAGCACACTTGTTTAAATCAAAGTCGCTCACCTCCATCATGTCCAAACTGAAGACCTGTCCGTTCCGTGTAGGCACCACAGGCACACTGGACGGCACACAGACCCATCGCCTTGTGCTTGAAGGGCTGTTTGGACGCGCCTATGAGGTCACGAAGACGAAAGAGTTGATGGAAAAGAAGATTCTGAGCGATCTGAAGATTGACTGCCTGATGCTGTCGTATCCCGACTTGGATCGTGAGTCGGTGAAACGCGCCAAATATCAGGACGAGATACGGTGGATCATTGGGTCGCCGCGCCGTAATGCGTTCATTGCAAATATGTGCAAGCGGCTCAAGGGAAACACTCTCATACTATTTCAATTCGTTGAAGATCACGGAAAGGTGCTAAATAGTCTTGTGAGGGCTTGCGTTCCACCCGAGCGCAAGGTATTCTTTGTGCATGGTGGTACGGAGGCTGCGGACAGAGAGGAGATTCGCAAGATTGTTGAAAGTGAATCTGACGCGATCATCGTTGCTTCTTACGGCACTTTCAGCACAGGCATCTCAATTCGCCGCCTCCACAACATCATATTTGCTTCGCCGTCCAAGTCCCGCATTCGTGTCCTACAGAGCATAGGCAGACAGTTGCGCGTATCACAAGACAAGACCACCGCAAAACTGTATGACTTGGGAGACGATCTTTCGTATAAATCATGGAAAAACCACACGCTACGACACATGAATGAGCGTATGAAACTGTACGAAGCCGAAGGCTTTGAATACAAACTAGTCAAGATACAGTTAGGAGAAGACGAATGAGACGAACAAAAAAGACAGAACTCAGAGTCTTCAAACTGCGTAGCGGTGAAGAGATCATTGCGAAGGTTGCTGGTAAGTCCAAGGACAAGATCAAGTTGCAGCGTCCGATGAAGATCGTGGAGAACTATCAGACCGATCCGTTCACAGGAGCAAAGCGTCAGTTTGTATTCTTCACGAATTGGCTCGGAAACACCGCAGAACTGTCTGCTGATATTCCGCTTGACTTCATCGTGGTAGAACTGTCTCCTGATCCCGACATGATTTCTTTGTATTCACGACAGACAGAGGTAGAGGACACAAACAATTCGCCTCAACCAAAAAACCCAAAGTCTCTTTTCCCGAACATGAGCGAAGCAGACATTCAGAAAATGTCTGATGAGATTGACGAGAAACTAGAAGATATGCTGAAGCAGTTGGCTAGAGAAGAACCGCAGGGATCTTCTGGAGATGCCATAAATCCTATTCCAGTGGATTGGAACGCTTCAAATCCACCCAATCCTCTCCCACTAACTCCACCGTTGCCGTTCATGAATCCTGGTATGGGAATGCCTCCGCGACTGCCAAATTCTATTCTGTTCAGCGTGAGTATTCCGCAGGACATACTTGCTGCTTGGGTAGAGAGTGGATTCATTGACTATCTCAAAGACAGCGTTCAGGATTTCATCAGCACAGATTTTCTTGAAGAAATCATGAATGAAGAAGAAGATGAAGTTCCTCAGAAGCCAAAGAAAAAGCGAAACAAGCGGGAAAAGATTTCCAAGGACGAGTGGAAAGAGCCGTCCGAGGATTTAAAAAAGAAGCCCAACTACGGCAACAGTCACGATGACTGGTCGCCGTACCTGAAGGACTACTTGCCAGAGCAAGAGCCTCCAAAAAATGAAGATGAGGGTTGACAAAAACACTACATGATGGATAATGATCCGTGAAAGGCATACGATGGCAAAAAAGAAAAGTGAACATTACATAGACAATCAGCAGTTTTTTGAAGAGATGCGCGAGTGGAAGACTCTTGTGAATGCAGCAGACAAGGCGGGAACTCCGCACCCACCTGTCACGCACTACATTGGTGAATGCTTTATGAAGATTGCGGAGAACTTGTCGCGCAAGCCGAACTTCATCAACTATCCGTATCGTGACGAGATGATCTCGGATGGCATAGAGAACTGCTTGCTGTACGCATACAACTTTGATCCGTCCAAGTCCAAGAACCCGTTCTCGTACTTTACGCAGATCATATACTATGCTTTCCTTCGCCGCATTCAGAAGGAGAAGAAGCAGGCATATATCAAACTCAAGAAGATTGAGATGAGTGATGTAGACTCACAAATGAAGAAGTGGTTCCGTGAGAACTATCTGAAGGTTGGCGACAACTTTGAGACTCTGCCGACATTCCTCACCGAAAACGACATCAACTCGTTTGAGAAGAAGACGGGTGAGGCTGAAATCGTTGTGGACGAGCCACTAGAAAAGCCGAAGAAGACCACGAAGCCAAAGAAGCCTTCAAAGCCGAAGGCAAAGGTTTCAAAGAAAGGCAAGAAGAAGTGAAGATTGCCATCGTGACAGACACGCACTTTGGTGCGCGTAATGATTCCCCTGTATTCATGGAACACTTCATGCGGTTCTTTGACCGCGTGTTCTTTCCTCGCATCCAAGCGGAAGGCATCACCACCATTATTCACATGGGCGATTTCCTTGATCGCCGCAAGTTCGTGAACTTCCTCACGCTGAATGCTGTCCGTAATGGTTTTGTGAAGCGGCTTGAAGAGAGCGGTGCGGTCATGCACTGCATTCTTGGTAACCACGACATCTTCTTCAAGAACAAGAGCGAGGTGAACTCGCTTCAGGAACTGTTCTCCGACAAGTTCGTGGTGTATGACAAGCCAACCACCGTTGAGTTTGACGGCACACCGATTGCGCTGCTGCCGTGGATCAACAAGGAGAACGAAACGGAATCCCT